TATGTGCACAAGTCTAAGATTAACAAAGGTGTGATAATGGTATGTACACCTGACCTATACTACCAAGAATTTGTCCTGACTGGGGCAGAATTAAGGCAATATAAACATAAGTTTTTGAAGAGATTGGACATGTATCATGAACTAAAGTTCGATGAGAAAGAGCAGTACAACTCTGAAAAAGAGAACGAAGAATACTTAAAAGAACTACAGGAGAAACTATGAACGAACGATTAAGAAAAGTCATGGAAGCTAGATACAAGGCCGTGATTGAAGACTGTAAGTATAAGATTAGATGCTACAGTGATCAGGAGATTATCATACCTGAACATCCAGATATCACAGCTGAGATAGATACCCTGCTAATTAAGATGGCTGAGGCTGAAGACAAGTTGGCAGTAATGGAGCTACATTATGGCAAGAATGAGGCAAAGCAGATACTATAGGGATCTAGAAAGTTTTAAAAATATTTTTTTAAAAAGTAGCAAAAAAAAGTGTACTTTTGTACTTTTGGTCTAGAAGTGTTGATTTATATGACTTTAGGGTGGACAGATTATGGTACAGATTATGTTTAGGTGGACAGATTATTTTGTACTTTCAGATGCCCTACGCGCACGCGAGTCAATTATTTTAAAATTTTTTAAACTTTTTAGATCCCTATATGCTATAGGTAGTTATGCCTAGGAAAAGAAGAAAAGCTACTGCCTCAATTGAAACTCCCGAGATACCTTATCCGAAAGTCCGAGTGGAGTGGATCGATTGTGTGAGTGATT